CTAAAGTCAACACGGTAGTCGATTTCTTTTTCGGCGGATCGTCTAAAAAGAATCAAGAACAAAATAAAAATAAATAATTATGGGAATAAATTCAACAGCAACATCTTACGACTTTGGTCAACTAGGTAGTGCATACTTAGCTGTTAGTACTAGTAATGATTTAACTCCACCAGATGGTATGGTTATTGTAGCTATAACAATGGTAGGAGATGATATAGCATTTGATAAACTAACTTGCGATACTAGTAATTCAGTCGTGTATAGTGGTACAGAAACTAACAATACTTATTTTGGTATGGTTAATGGTAATACTGGTGGAAATAGCGAAGCTGTAGTAGCTGATGGGACACCAAAGTTTCCAGCTGGCTTAACTATATATGGAAGATGGACAACAGTTTCGTTACAAGCTGCTGATGCTGATGGTGGTATAATCTGTTACTTTGGATTCTAATGGGACTAGGTAACAATATGAGCGTTGGTAAAGCTAAAGGCAAATCAAAAGCTATAGTTAGAAAAAGACATAAAGAAGTTAAAGAAGCGGTAAACTTTGTTCAGTTTTCTCATGGACCTAAAAAAGCCGGTGTACTTGAAGCTTGTTCAGTTTCTTCTGGAGACATGACTTTGCAAGGATTCACTAACAATACATCTGCTGGTTTTCCTTTTGTTCCAGGTGATTACTTTTATACAAAGAAAAGAGCTAACCCAAAATTTTATGTAGCAAATGGTTTTTATAAAGTAGGGCCTAATTCTAAAGGTACTTTTTATAGTGCAGAAATAAGAAATGGACAAGTAATTTCTTCTCCTAGAGTAGTAACTTGTCTATAGTAATAATTAAATTAAATTAAATTAAATGAGTAAAAAAGAAAAGTTAGTTGACTTAAAGACTAAAGCAGAAAAAATATCTGACGAACACTTAAAAGATATACAAGAAAAAGTAAATATGGTTAATAATCTACAATACAATATAGGTAAAGTAGAAGCGCAAAAACATAACCTATTACACGAGCTAGCTTTAGCTCAAAACAAAATCATAGAGATGCAAGACGTTTTACAAAAAGAGTATGGTACTAATGACGTTAATATAGCTGACGGAACTATTAATTGGAAAGAAGATGAAAAATAATATCATTAGAAAAATAACTATAGGCAAAGATTATAAAAACGACGCTATGCATTATGCTGTAGATCAAGAGGTTTATGGTGGTCATAAGATTTGTGATATTGTAGAAGAAGAAGATAAATATTCTATTTATATTAGAAAAGACAAAGTAGTTATACCTTGGAAAGATTTTAATAAAAACATGGCAATATCAATTGAGTATAACTTAGAATATTAATGAATGCTTATAAAGATTTTATTATCTCTCCTGTTGGCGAGCGTTATAATAATACTAAACAAATTGATGACAAAGAGTTAATATTAAATACTGAAATATTTAATCATCAATATATAAATAGGCTAGCAAAAGTAATCGCTACTCCACTATTATTTCAATCACCTTTAAACGTAGGTGATGAAGTAATAGTACATCATAATATATTTAGAAGATGGCATGATGTTAAAGGTAGAGAAAGAAACAGTAGATCATATTGGAAAGAAGATAAATATATAATATCAGAAGATCAAATATATTTATATAAAAAAGATAATTGGATAGCCATGCCTGGTTATAGTTTTGTAAAGCCAATAAAATCAAATAATAAATTATCTATAAATATAGAACAACCATTAGTTGGTATTATAAAATATACAGATAATACTTTTGATATTAATACATTAGTTGGTTTTACACCTAGCAGTGAATATGAGTTTGTTATAAACGGAGAAAGATTATATAGAGTTATGAATAAATTTATTACAATTAAATATGAATATCAAGGAAACGAAGAAGAATATAATCCAAGCTGGGCAAAAAGCAGTTGAAGAATTAATTAAAGTAGCTAAAGAGCCTATTGTAGATTCAGACGATGATATATCAGCTGATAGATTAAAGAATGCGGCTGCTACAAAGAAGCTAGCTATATTTGATGCTTTTGAAATACTTAATCGTATAAACGAAGAAGAGAATATGCTTGAAGGTAAAGTTGAAGAAAAAAAAGAGGTTAAGTTTAAAGGTTTTGCAGAAGGTAGATCAAAATGAATTACGAGCAAAGTTTATATAAAATAGTAGAGCCAATAAGGCTAAATACTATTAAAAGATTAAACAAAGGCAGAAAGTGGGAGTATGGATATAATAAAGAAAATAATGTAGTTGTTATATCAAGGACTGGTATGATTGGCAATGTCATAGAAATACAAGGCTTAAAAATAGCCCTGCCTAAGCAGCCAAGCAATATATATAGTTGTAGCAAAGACAACGCTAAACAAAAATGGAAACAGTTTCCAGCTAATCCAGCTTTTAAAAAGATTAAAACCGTGTTTGACTGGCAAGATTATCCAGATGATTTTAAACAAGATCATTATGAATATATAGACGAAGAGTTTAAAAGAAGAGAAGAAGGGTTTTGGTTTATGAATAACGGTAAACCAACTTATATTACAGGAACACACTATATGTATTTACAATGGAGTAAAATAGATGTAGGTGCACCAGATTATAGAGAAGCAAACAGACTGTTCTTTATATTTTGGGAAGCTTGTAAAGCAGATGAAAGAAGTTATGGGATGTGTTATTTAAAAAATAGACGTTCTGGTTTTTCTTTTATGAGTTCAGCTGAAACTGTTAATTTAGCTACATTAGCTAGTGATAGTAGATTTGGTATATTATCTAAGACTGGTGCTGATGCAAAAAAAATGTTTACGGACAAAGTAGTGCCTATTAGTTTAAATTATCCTTTCTTCTTCAAGCCAATACAGGACGGTATGGACCGACCAAAGTCCGAACTTGCTTACAGGGTACCAGCAAAAAAGTTTACACGTAAAAAAATACGAGAGCGTGAAGAAATGGACGACGTTGAAGGATTAGATACAACTATAGACTGGAAGAACACTGGTGATAATAGTTATGATGGTGAAAAGCTAAACTTGTTAGTTCACGATGAAAGTGGTAAGTGGGAAAGGCCTGACAATATAAAAAACAACTGGAGAGTTACAAAAACTTGTTTAAGATTAGGTAGTAGAGTAGTTGGTAAGTGCATGATGGGTAGTACTAGTAATTCTTTAGAGAAAGGTGGTGATAATTTTAAAGACTTGTATAATAATTCTGATGTAACAAAACGTAATCGCAATGGACAAACCAAATCAGGACTTTATTCTTTGTTTATACCCATGGAGTGGAATTATGAAGGTTTCATCGATGAGTACGGTCAGCCTGTATTTAACACTCCTACACAACCAACGTTTGATCCCCATGGCGTAGAAATAGATTACGGAGTAATAAATCACTGGGATAATGAAGCTGATGGACTAAGAGACGATCAAGACGCTTTAAATGAATTTTATAGACAGTTTCCTAGAACTGAAGAGCATGCGTTTAGAGATGAAACAAAAAATAGTTTATTTAATCTTATAAAAATATATGAGCAAATAGATTATAATGAAGGTAATAAAAACTCTTCAGTAACTACAGTTGGTAACTTTCAATGGACAAACGGTGTAAAAGATACAAATGTAGTTTTTAATCCAGATCCTAATGGTAGGTTTAATGTTAGTTGGGTGCCAAGTGCTAAATTACAAAACAACGTTATATTAAAAAATGGCGTAAAATACCCAGGCAACGAACATATGGGAGCATTTGGCTGCGACTCATATGACATATCTGGAACTGTAGACAATAAAGGATCTAAAGGCGCTTTGCATGGTTTAACAAAGTTTTCAATGGAAGACGCTCCAGCAAATACTTTTTTTCTTGAATATATAGCAAGGCCACAAACGGCTGAGATATTTTTTGAAGATGTTTTAATGTCTTTAGTATTTTATGGTATGCCAATACTTGCAGAAAACAACAAACCAAGATTACTGTACTATTTACGTAGAAGAGGTTATAGGGGCTTTAGCATGAACAGGCCAGATAAAATATGGAACAAACTTTCGATATCTGAAAAAGAAGTCGGTGGTATACCAAACTCTAGTGAAGATATAAAACAAGCTCACGCGGCCGCTATTGAAATGTATATCAATGATCACGTTGGTTTATTACAAGACGGTACTTATGGTACTATGTATTTTAACGAAACGTTAAATGATTGGTCTAAATTTGATATAAACAAAAGAACAAGGTATGATGCGTCAATAAGCTCAGGTCTAGCTATAATGGCTTGCAATAGACACTTGTATAGACCTAATCCAAAGCAAAAACCAAAACCATTAAATTTAACTATATCAAAATATAATAACAAAGGATTTTCATCAAAGATAATTAAAAATAAAATATGAGATTAGAACATTCTATATATTTTCCATCACAAGCGGTTAGCGACATGGAGAAGCTAAGTGAAGACTATGGTTTAAAAGTAGCAAGAGCTATAAGGCATGAGTGGTTTTCAGGTACAACATCAAAGTATAATAACTATAAAAGTAGTTTTCATACACTAAGATTATATGCTAGAGGAGAACAGTCTATACAAAAATACAAAAATGAATTATCTATTAATGGAGATCTATCTTATTTAAATTTAGACTGGAAGCCAGTTCCTATTATACCAAAGTTTGTTGACATTGTAGTTAACGGTATGGCTCAAAGAAATTACGAAATAAATTGTTTTTCCCAAGATCAATATGGCATAAGTCAAAGAACAAAGTATATGGAGTCTATGCTAAGAGATATGAGATCTAAAGATTTTAATCAATTAGTTCAACAAAGATTTGAAATAGATTTATACGAAAACGATCCTGAATCACTACCTGACACAGAAGAAGAATTAGCGCTACACATGCAGCTTAATTACAAACAAGCAGTTGAGTTAGCTGAAGAGCAAGCTATAAATGTTTTATTAGAGAATAGTGATTATGATCTAGTAAGAAGAAGAGTGTTGTATGATATAACAGTATTAGGTATAGGTGCAACAAAAACAACGTTTGACTTTAGCAGTGGGGCTAGAGTACAATATGTTGATCCAGCTGAAGTAGTTTATTCTTACACAGAATCTCCTTACTTTGATGATATTTATTATGTTGGAGAGGTAAAAGAAGTTCCTATAAATGAATTAGTAAAAGAGTTTCCAAAATTAACTGAAAGCGAAATAGAAGATATATACAAAAAATCTACTTACCCAATAAACAGTAATTATAAAAAATCAAATAGAGATAGAAACAAAGTTTCAGTACTTTACTTTAATTATAAAACTCATATGAATGATGTTTATAAATTAAAGCACATGCCTAGCGGAGGAGAAAAGGTAATACCTAAAGATGATCAATTTAATCCACCTGTAGAAAGCATGGATGGTAATTTTGAAAAACTAGAAAGAGCTGTTGAAACTTTGTATGAAGGAGTTTACTTAATTGGTTCTGATAAACTACTAAAGTGGCGCATGTGTCCTAACATGATGAGGACAGATTCTGATTTTGGCAAAGTTAAAATGAATTATCAAATAGTAGCGCCTAGAATGTATGAAGGTAGAATAGAGTCTATAGTTAGTAGAATATCTAGCTTTGCTGATATGATACAACTAACTCATTTAAAGTTGCAGCAGGTTATGGCTCGTATGGTACCTGATGGCGTTTACTTAGATGCTGATGGTTTAGCTGAAATAGATTTAGGTAACGGAACAAATTATAATCCGCAAGAGGCTTTAAATATGTTTTTTCAAACTGGTTCTGTTATTGGTAGAAGTTTTACTTCTGAAGGAGATATGAATCCTGGTAAAGTACCAATACAACAAATAAACAACGGCGTTAATAGTGGTAAAATACAAAGTTTAATTCAAACTTATAATTACTATTTACAAATGATTAGAGATGTAACTGGCTTAAACGAAGCTAGAGATGCAACAACTCCAGATAAAAACGCTTTAGTTGGTGTACAAAAATTAGCAGCAGCTAACTCTAATACAGCTACAAGGCATATATTACAATCAATGATGTATGTTACAGCTGAGGTAGCAGAGTGTTTATCACTACGTATAGCTGATATAATAGAGTACTCACCAACAAAAGATGCTTTCATAAGATCTATAGGAGTTCACAACGTTGCTACACTTCAAGAAATACAAGAGCTACATCTTCATGACTTTGGTATATTTATAGAGTTAATGCCAGATGAAGAAGAAAAAGCTATATTAGAAAATAATATACAGGCAGCATTGCAACAGCAATCTATAGATTTGGATGACGCAATAGATTTACGTAATGTTAGAAATGTTAAACTTGCTAATCAATTATTAAAAGTAAAAAGAAAAAAGAAAATGCAAAGAGATCAGCAAATGCAACAACAAAACATACAAGCTCAATCTCAAGCTAATCAACAAGCACAAGTCGCTGCGGCTCAAGCTGAAATGCAAAAGAACCAAGCTAAAATGCAATCAGATGTTCAGTTAGAACAAACTAGAAATCAGTTAAAAACTCAATACTTACAAGCTGAAGTGCAAGGTAAAAAAGAATTAATGCAATTTGAGTTTCAATTAAACTCTCAACTTCAAGGTATGAAACAAGAAACTAGCAATATGCTAGAGTCTATGAGGGAAGATAGAAGAGATCAGAGAGTTAATATGCAAACAAGTGCACAAAAAGAAATGATACAACAAAGAAAACAGGGTAATTCACTTAATAATTTTGAATCATCAGGTAATGATATACTTACGGAGGGTACAGATATGTAGTCTCTTATTTTTAATATTTTATAAAATTTTATTATGACAGAAGAAAATAAAGAAGTTGTTGAAGAAACAACTGAAGAACAAAACGAAAATCCTATAGAAGAAGCTATAGAAGAAGTTATAGATGAATCTAAATTTGATAGCGCTGGTGATCCAGATGTTATTAAAATAGATTTAGACGCGCCTCTACCTGAACAAAAAGAAGAGGTTGTTGAAGAACAAAAAGAAAACGTAGAAGAAGTTGTAGAAGAAGTAACTGAGGAATCAGTTATGCAAGAAGTTACTGATAGCAAGCCAGATGAAGTTGAAAAAATTCAAGATCAAGCTATAGATGCTATTGATGAATCATTAGCAACTGGCGATCCTCTTCCAGAAAATATACAAAAGCTTGTAGACTTTATGGAAGAAACAGGTGGTGATATACAAGACTACGTGAATTTAAATAGAGATTTAACTGGACTAGATGACTCAGATATATTAGATGAGTATTATAGATCAACAAAATCTCATTTGTCAGCAGAAGAAAGAAACTTTTTATTAGAAGATACTTTTGGTATCGATGAAGAGTTAGATGATGAAAAGACAATACGTAAAAAGAAAATAGCCCTTAAAGAGCAAGTTGCCGAGGCTAGAGCCCACTTAGACAGGCAAAAGTCTAAATATTACGAAGAAATTAAAGCTGGCTCTAAGTTAACAGCTGAACAGCAAGAAGCTATTAATTTCTACAATCAATACAATGAAGATTCTGAAAAACAAGAAGAATTGTTTCAAGCAAGTCATCAATCATTTTTAAATAAAACAGATAATTTATTTAACGATAACTTCAAAGGTTTTGAGTATAATGTCGGAAATAAAAAATATAGGTTTAATGTTAAAGATGTTAATAAAGTAAAAACAACTCAAAGTGATCTTAACAATTTTATAAATAAATTTGTTGGTGAAGATAATTCAACAATAGAAGACGCTGAAGGTTATCATAAATCTTTATTTACGGCTATGAACGCTGATGCTATTGCTAAGCATTTTTACGAGCAAGGCATAGCGGACGCTACAAAAGATAGAGTTGCTAGAGACAAAAACATAGATTTAAATCCTAGACAAACACACGGCGAAACTAACGTTGGTGGTATTAAAGTTAGGGTTTTAGGTCAATCTTCTTCTGATATTAAAAACAGATCTTTTAAAATTAGAAAGAAAAATTAACTTTAAAAATTATAAATTATGGCAATAAATGCGGGTGGTAATTTAAACAGCGTGCCTTCTCCTGGTAAGCAGGCAACAGCTGGAAATTACTTAGATTTTACAGACGGGACGAATGACTTCGCCCAACAATATTTACCAGACTTAATGGCTCAAGAAGCTGAAGTTTTCGGACCGAGAACTATTTCAGGTTTTTTAGCTAAAGTCGGAGCTGAAGAAGCTATGCAAGCTGACCAAGTAATTTGGTCTGAACAGTCAAGACTACATTTATCTTATAAAGGTAAAGTATCTGGCGCTAATACAGTATTAATACAGTGTGATATCGACGAAAACAACTTTGATGCTGACGGTATTTCTGATACAGATAACGGAGTTGGTAGACACGGTGTTAGAGTAAATGATACTGTTATAATCGCTGGTGCTAACAACGGCGCTAACAAATGTTTAGTAATGGGTGTTAATGGTGATTCTATAATAGTTAAGCCTTACACTACAGCTAATATTTCTACTGCTGACAGTGCTGACAAATCGGTTACTGTACTGGTTTATGGATCTGAATTTAGAAAAGGATCTACTTACCAAACAAGTACAGACGGTAGTACTATTACAGCCGCTGACTCTAGAACTGCTAATGAACCTGACTTCAAAACTTTTTCTAATAAACCAATTATTATGAAAGATTATTACGAAGTATCTGGATCTGACGCTTCAAGAATTGGTTGGGTAGAGGTTACGTCTGAACAAGGACAATCAGGGTATCTTTGGTATTTAAAAGCCGAAGCTGATACAAGAGCTAGATTTACAGACTACGTTGAAATGTCAATGTTAGAATCAGTAAAAGGTGTTGTTGCTACTTCAACAGCTGACGAAGCTCTTAGCAGTGGAAAAGCATTTGGTACTCAAGGTTTATTTGACGCTATTACAGATAGAGGTAATGTTACTACTGGTGTTACTGGTGTTAACGCTGCTACTGATTTAGCTGAGTTTGACGCTATTCTAAATGAGTTTGACAAGCAAGGTGCTATTGAAGAATACATGATGTTTATTAACAGAGCTACTAGCTTAGCGATGGATGACATGTTAGCTTCGATGAACTCTTACGGCGCTGGAGGTACTTCTTACGGAGTATTTGAAAACGACGAAGATATGGCATTAAACTTAGGTTTCTCAGGTTTCCGAAGAGGTTCTTACGACTTCTACAAGTCTGACTTTAGATACCTAAATGATAAAGCTACAAGAGGTGGTATTAACGACGCAGCTGGAGCTGAAGCTATTAGAGGTGTTATTATACCAGCAGGTGTTTCTACAGTTTATGACCAACAAATGGGTAAAAACTTAAAAAGACCTTTCTTGCACGTTAGATATAGAGCTTCTGCAACTGATGACCGAAGAATGAAAAACTGGGTTACTGGTTCTGTTGGAGCTGCTACATCTGCTTTAGATGCAATGCAGTTACACTTTTTAACAGAAAGATGTTTAGTATGTCAAGGTGCTAACAACTTTATGTTAATGAAGTAAGACTATTTATTTATAAGGGCGGTCTAGTATCGCCCTTATATTTTTATTAATTATATTATATATTATATTATGGCAAAGAAAAAAATAACTAAGGTTGAAGAACCTGTAGTTGAAGAAACAGTGGTTGTAGAAAAACAACCTAAGGTTGAAGCTCCTAAAATAAAAGCTAAACCAAAAGATAGTTGGGAAATAAAAGATAGAATATATTATTTAAAAGGTAGTAAAAAACCTTTATCTTATTCTATAAGAGCTTCTAATTTATTTTGGTTTGATGAAGAAAAAGGATATGAAAGAGAAATAAAATACTGTCAAAATCAAAGAACGGTATTTGTTGATGAAATGAAAGGTGATCAAAGATTAGAGCATATTGTTTTTAGAGGAGGTAGTCTTTTTGTTGAAAAAGAAAAAACAATATTACAAAAGTTTTTATCTTTATATCACCCTCACAATGGTAATATATTTTACGAATACAAGCCTGTTGAGGTAGCGGCTAGCCAAATAGAAACATTAGAACTAGAGGCAGATGCTATATTAACTGCTAGACAAATGGATATTGATTTAGCTGAAGCTATCATGCGAGTAGAAAAAGGATCTGAAGTTTCTAAGATGAGTTCTAAAGAGTTAAAAAGAGATTTACTACTATTTGCTAGAAAAAATCCTGTTTTATTCTTAGAATTAGCTACTGACGATAATGTTGTTCTTAGAAACTTTGGTATAAAAGCTGTTGAAGATGGAATATTAAGATTATCTGACGATCAAAGAAATTTTATTTGGACATCAACTGATAGAAAAATAATGACAGTTCCTTTTGATGAACATCCGTACACAGCGTTAGCTCATTGGTTTAAAACTGATGAAGGTATGGAAATATATTCAAATATAGAAAAAAGGATGAAATAATATTTTTTTAACTAATATTAATAGCCACTCATTACGGGTGGCTATTTTTATTTAGGGGCTAACCTTCCGCTTTATTATGTAACTATATAATAGTAAAATAAACAACAATGGCAGTAGATATAAATAGAGTTTATCAAAAAGTTTTAGCTTTGGCAAATAAAGAGCAAAGAGGTTATATAACACCTCAAGAGTTTAATTTGTTTTCAGACAAAGCTCAATACGAGATATTTAATAATTACTTTCACAAAATAAAAGTAACAGAAAGAAAACTTAAAGCACAAGAAGATTATGCTGACGAATTAGAGATGATAGAAGAAAAACTACACTCTTTTCATGTAGATGAAACTGTTACTACTGCTACAGCTAGTTTAACGCTACCAAACAGTACTCATAAAATAATAAATATAACTAGAAAAGGAAACGAAGTAACGCAGGTAAATAAACACCAAATAGCTTATACTGAAAATAATCCTTTATTAAAAGCTAATCTAACTAGATCTGTTTTTGTTAGAGAAGATTCTAGCACGGTAACAATATACCCATCACCATCACCGTCAACTTACGATACGTCTACTGACACTACTAATGATTCCCCTGATGTAACGTTTGAAGCTGAGGCTTTTGAAGTTAGTTATTATAAAAGACCTACGCCGCCTAGTTGGGGATATATAGTAGTAAACGGAAAACCATTACACGACGCTAACAATACTACTAATTTTGAACTACACGAGTCTGAAGAAGAAAACTTAGTAGATAAAATATTATTATTAGCTGGTATAACAATGAAACAACCTGATTTACAAACAGTGGCTGCAGGTAACATGCAGTTAAACAAACAAGAACAAAATAGTTAATTATGGGATTATTAGACGGAACAACTCAATCTACTTATTATAATTCAAGTAACTCTGCTAATTACGGAAACTATCAGTTTGTTACATTAGAAAATATTATAAATGCTTTTATGTATGCTTACGTAGGTGAAGGTAAAATAATATCTAAAGCAAACAGAACAGATGTACAGTTTCACGCAATGAGAGCTATTCAAGAGCTTACTTATGATGTACTACGATCTTTTAAATCTCAGGAAATAGAAGTACCTAATACTTTATCAATGATACTACCTCAAGACTATGTTAACTATATTAAAATAGTAAGAGTTGGTGATGATGGTTTAGAAAGAGTATTATATCCTGCTAGTAAAACTTCAGATCCTTTTGCTATAAAACAAGCGGCTGACGGAACTTATGACTTTACACAAGACTCAGATAGCGATGGCGATATAGATAGTGATGACACGCCTTCTACATCTTTGATAGAGCAAGTTCCAAGTAACACTTCAACTAACTTTCAAAATACAGTGCCTGTTGATTATGAGCTATACGATATTGATTATGCTTCTGATGTAGAACTGTCTGTAGAAGGAAGAAGATACGGATTAGATCCTCAGTTTTCTCAAATAAATGGTAGCTTTTTTATAGATCAACTAAGAGGTTTAATAAAATTTAGCTCAAGTTTATCAGGGCAAACTATAACATTACATTACGTTAGCGATGGTTTAGGTACAGACTCTGAAATGGTAGTACATAAGTTTTGTGAAGAAGCTTGTTACAAACATATAATGTATGGTATATTATCTACTAGATCTAATATACCAGAGTATATAGTTCAAAGATATAAAAAAGAAAGATTTGCTGAAACTAGAAAAGCAAAAATAAGATTATCAAATATTAAGATAGAAGAATTTACACAAGTACTAAAAGGTATGGGTAAACAAATTAAATAATTATGCCGGAAATTAAACATACATTTACAGCCGGTAAGATGAACAAAGATCTTGATGAAAGACTTGTTCCTAACGGTGAATATAGAAGCGCTTTAAACATACAAGTTAGAACCACAGATGGTGACTCTGATGGTATAGGTAATGCTGGTACTGTACAAAATTTAGAAGGTAATTCAGCTATAGGAGAAGCATTTAAAACAAACGGTTATGACGGGCTAAAAACTAAGTTTATAGGTAGTGTTTCAGACGAAAAAAGCGATAAGGCTTATTTTTTCGCAGCGGCCCCTACGCCTGAACTTGGTATATTAAGAGGAATCCCATTATCAAACGATGGGTTAACAGGGTTTTTTGCTGCCGAATTAAAAACTTCTAGGACAACTTGGGTTGACAGTATAATAGAAGTTGATACTAATTTACAAGAAGCCGTGCCTGTTTTTCAAGACGTGTTTGCTGTAACAGCTTCTAAATTTGATTTATTTTTTAACGTAGCTCAAAACCCACAAGGTGCTTTTGCTTCAACTCAAACTGTAGATTACCCAACAGGAAGCTACACTTCGATTTTAGTTAAAGACGCTTCTGGTATTAGACCTGGTATGATAATGCACGCTCAGCTTTTGGAATCTGGCACTGTTACTGATTTGTTATTTGCTGACGCCACAACAGATTCTAATATACCAGGTGTTGAAGTAGTAGATGTTCAGTTTAACGACTCGGGAACTGATGATCGTATAATACTACTAGAACAACAAACGGCCGACTTATCTCTAGCAACTCATTATAAATTTATACACAAAGAAAGAGTTTTAAATTTTGATTATTATAAATTAATCACTAGCATAAACATTATAGATGATTTATTATTTTATACAGATGGTGATGATGAGCCAAAAAAAATAAATATAAAAAGATCTAAAGAAGGAACTGAGTCAAACAATTACACTTCAGATCCACAGCACACAAAGCTTTTTGTTAACGGAGATCCACAAATTAACGAACTTCAAATAATAACCGATGTAGAAGGTACATACCCTGCTGATGTTCAAAAAGAACACGTTACTGTAATACGTAAAAAGCCTATTAACGCCCCAACTCTTTTTATGCAAACAACAACTAGATCGGTTGATGTTAATTTTAGTTTAGAGTATGCTTTTGTTGATCCAAGCTTAGTGCCAATAACTCCAGGGCTTGGAACGCAAAGAGTAGTAGGCGGTATTAATGAAGATATATTGAGTAGTATATTTATAAACGATATACTAGAGTTCACTGATTTTACGTCTAATCCTGGAGCACCGGTAACTATTAGAGCAAAAGTAATAGATGTTAGTGGAGGTAATTTAGACGCAGGTGAAATATTAGTTGAAATAGTTTTTATTGATGAAGACTTAAGCGAACTAAATCAGTTGTTTCAAGTTAAATTAGAGCAAAACAGACCTTTATTTCAAACTAAATTCGGAAGATTTGCGTATAGATATCAATACGAAGATAATGAATATTCTGCTTTTTCTCCATGGTCTGAGCTAGCTTTTTTACCAGGTAGTTTTTTATATACTCCTAGCAAAGGATTTAATGATGGTATGACTAATAATGTTAGGCAATTAATTGTTAAAGATTTTATACCACACGATTCTGTTAGACCAAGTGATGTTAAAGCTATAGATATACTTTGGAAAACTACAGATAATGCTAACGTTTACATTATAAAAACCATAACTAGAGAAATAAACAGTGAGTGGGAAGGTTTTGCTTACGATAACGTTGATGGCGATACAACTGGTCGTATACAAATCACTTCTGAAATGATACATCGAGTCTTGCCATCCAATCAATTATTAAGATCTTGGGACAACGTGCCTAGAACAGCTAAAGCTCAAGAAGTAACTGGTAGTAGAGTTGTTTATGGTAATTACAAACAAGGTTATGATATTAACACTGCTGTAGGTTTAAAACAATATATAAGATCAAGACCAGTGAATATTGGATCTCCTAATAAATCTATTAAAACCCAGAGAGAATATAAATTTGGTATGGTATTTGGAGATAAATATGGAAGAGAAACTCCAGTTATAGCAAATGGCTACATGTCAAGTGAAGATACGAGTGTATTTGGAGACATTTCAGTAGAAAAAAATTTATCAGCTTTATCAAATAAATTTACAGTTCAACAAGATTGGGATGAAAACCCTACTAAATTAGATTGGATTGATTACGTAAAGTATTACGTAAAAGAAACATCTAATGAATATTATAATTTAGTATTAGATAGATTTTATAATGCTGAAGACGGTAATATTTGGTTATCGTTCCCTTCTGCAGATAGAAATAAAGTTGACGAAGAAACTTATTTAATATTAAAAAACGAACACGGTAATCAAAATCCTGTAGAAGAAAAGGCAAAATATAAAATAATAGCCATATCAAATGAGGCTCCAGATTATATAAAAAAAGACCATAGGGTTTTTGGTAAATATAAAATAAGTAGAAACGTAGTTTATGATTTTGTTTATAATACAGATAGTGGTGTGCCTGAAGGTTTAATTAAAACTAAAAAAGTTACATTTAGAAGATCAAGATGGGAAGCTGATAATATAAAAAACTCTGATTTCAAGGGTGAAAAAATGGGTAGAATAGTTGCAGAGTGGACTTCACCTGCTGGAACATTAATTACGTTTAGATCTCCTTATAAAAAAATATCAAGAGTTATTGAGCTTAGAGACGGCGTCGATGATGAAAATGGTAACTTAGACATTGACTCTCAAAAGCAAGGGGTTGTTTTTGCTGAAAGTTTTAAAAAAGAAGAAGTAGACGCGTATGATTATTTTGCTAATGTTTTAGGTTATGCTAGTGATATAAATGCAGATAATGTAGATGGTATAGCTTTTACTGACAACTTAGCAGGCGGCTACAATACATCTGGAGATGATTATATAACATATTTTGTTGAAATAAAAGACGAAGTAGTAGAAAACAAGCCTGAGTTTGATGGTAGATTTTTTGTTAAAATAGAAAGAGACGACATATTAAATAGAAAAGTATTAAAGCAACAAGTTGGTGATTGGACTGTTGATGAGGTTTTTGAATTTGGTTATATATCAACAGAAACGTCTAATCCCGGCGTTGCTGCTGCCCCAGGAACTGATTATTCTACGGTAAACTGGAATGATTATGATACAACTTTTACATTAAGTGATACTAATCCAGAAAACGTTATAGGTAGTGGAGAAAATATTTATTTAAATACTGTTGGTCAAAACGTAGAAACCATAAATGAAACACTTAATTTTAATTTTGGTTCTCAAAACGATCAAGCTGGTGACTCAAGTATTAGCGCTTTCTTTGATCAATCAACAGCTATTGAAACAGAAAACTTTTTAAGTTGGTGGGCTGGCGGCCCTGAAGAAGACCCAGCTATAGCAAATAGAACGTCTGCTATATTTATAGACAATATGAACACTGTTTCTTACGACTTTAACTCTTCATCAAATTTTGGTGATATTGAGTTAGGCGCAAGATCAAACGGTATAAGTTTTATTGATGTATTCCCATCACAAACTTACTATGCGGCTGATATTGATGCACTTATAGGTCAAAACGATTTAGTAAATGCGCTTAATGATCTTAATGCTCTTGATAGTGTTGGCAATGCTTTTGATAATATTGAGAATTTTGCAGGTTATTTATATTATCAACAAATAGACACGTCGATTAGCTCGACAAACCAGTGGCAGGCGTTAGCTACAAATGGAGTTATGTGTAAAAGGCTTAACGGTCTTCATGCTAGGCCGGGTGCTGTTGCAAACCATAGAAACGCCATGTGGCTTTCTGTTATAGGTCCTAAAGGTAGTGTTTTATGGAAAAATAGTGAAGACTTAGCTGGTAATAATCTAGCTACGTTTAAATCAATTATGCAGACAGAAGGTACTCTTTTTAGATTTAGAGGAGATCCTAACCCCAACGTTTACAAAGTTCAAAAAAATTTAATTTTAGATATTGATTCAACTACAAATTTTGATTACTATGGACCAATAAACCTTGAAATTTTTTCAACAGATATTTTTGGTAAATCTTACAACTTTATGAATTATCCAACAGATACTGATGACGACTCTTCATTTAAAGAAAGGCACAGCATATTAGTTCATTTTGTTAGAATAGATTCAAATGGTAATCCAGCTGATGGCGAAGGTGTTGATGTTAGCGTTTGGGACCCAAGATCAACAGTTCAACACAATGGAGTTGGGTCTATTGTTATAGATGTTCTCGAACCTTTAGATGAAGAACTTTCAACAGAGTCTATGCAGACTAACTCAGCTTGTTGGGAAACAGAGCCAAAAGAAGAAGTTGATTTAGATATATATTACGAAGCTAGCGACTGTATACCTATTAAATTAAAAAGTAATAATATACAATCTTTTATTAAATCTTCTAGTAACATAGAAAACGCTAGCGTAGTAACTGGTTACCAAAGAATATCAAGTAGTGGCAATGTAGATTTATCTATTTCAGAGCTACCAGTTTATGCCTGTGAAGTCTATGGTGATGATGGCGTTAAATTAAAAACTTTTGAAAATGGTAATTTGTCAGATTATAATACTACAGTTAATGACTCTGGTACATTTGGAATAGCTATAAATGATGTTATACAATTTGTACATAAAAGTGGATTAGTTACTAGAGCTAAAGTTATCGATCACTATACTACAGATACTTATAATAATGTTCAAATTTCTAAGCCAGCTACAAGAATAAGTACCTTTACAACTAATTTAGTAGGTGGAAGTAACACGTTTGCTATTAACGCAGCTCAAGGTGACGTTGGAGCTATTTCTGTAGGTATGGAAGTTATATTAACAACTGCAAGTGGAGAAAATACAGCAGATACTATATTTGGTAGTCTGGCTTTTATAATAGAACCTGGATCTTTTGTTACTAGTTTAAGCGGCGATTCAGAATTACTTGTTACATTAAGTAAACCCATAAGTTCAAACTTTAATAACACTGTGGTTGACGCGACAAACCTTTTTATTAACTTTATACAACCAACTGGAATATTTAAATTAGAAAAAGAAGTGTGGAAATACCCTGTAGACTTAGCTTGGTTTAACTGTTATTCATTTGGTAATGGTGTAGAGTCAGACAGAATAAGAGATGATTTTAACGCTCCGCAAATAGACAATGGCTGCAGAGTGTCATCTACGTTTTTAGAATACGGAGAAGAAAAAATAGGTAGCGGTATGATATATTCTGGTTTATACAACTCTATTTCTAGTGTCAATAACTTGAATGAGTTCAACATGGCGGAAAAAATAACTAAAAATTTAAATCCTAGTGTAGGCTCAATACAAGCCATGAAGACCAGAGATACAGATGTTATTGTATTTGCAGAAGATAAAGTTTTAAGAGTTCTTTCTAATAAAGATGCCGTATTTAACGCTGATGGTAATACTAATTTAACAGCTACTAGTAAAGTTTTAGGAACAGCAATACCATATGTTGGTGATTATGGCATATCTAAAAATCCAGAATCATTAGCTGTAGATCAATACAGAATGTACTTTACAGACAAACAAAGAGGTGCTGTGTTAAGATTATCAAGAGATGGTTTAACGCCTATATCAAACGTTGGTATGAAATCTTATTTTAGAGAAACCTTAAAAGACTGTGAGTTTATTGTAGGTAATTTTGATATTGTAAATGGAGAATATAATATTAGCTTGGCTTTAACAGAAGAAGCTAACGAATGCTCTACTAATAACTGCCCACTAACAGTGCCTCAATCAATAACTGTTTCTTTTAATGAAGGTAGTAAAGCTTGGGTTAGTTTTAAATCTTTTGTTTTTTCAACTGGGTTGTCTTGTAATGGTAAATACTTAACTACGCCAATGGCCGTTGGCAATATAAGTAATCTTAACGATATATGGATGCATTACAGTGAAGATGCTACTAGAAATAAATTTTACGATAAGCATAGAGACTCTGAGATAGAGGTTATATTTAATGACGAGCCTAGTATTGTTAAGTCATTTAAAACTTTAGGTTACACAGGTTCCCAAGCTCAAGTAAATAAATTTAGCACTGAAGCCGAAAATCCTAGCGAAGAACCTTCTTACACAGATGGTGAATTTTACAATTTAGCATTTAAACCAGGTTGGTATGTAGATTCTTTTAATACTAATTTACAAGAAGGCAATGTTTCAGAGTTTATTAATAAAGAAAACAAATGGTATAATAAAATAACAGGAGTTGAAACTACATTAAATAATTTAGATGCTAGTGAAATATCTGTTCAAGGTATAGGATTTCCATTAGCTATAGTGAGTAGTGATACTGTTGGAGCTACAGACTATTCACAAACAAACACTAGTATAATTGTAGTAGCAGAACCGCTTGTTATTGGAAATATAACTAGCACACAATTAGGATATGGCATTGGTTATTCTCTTGATGAAGTGCCACAAGGTGGCATTCCACCTTATAGTTATTCTTGGGGATTAGTTGGTACACTTGTAGCAAGTCAATTTACTGATGAGTTTCCAACTGGGTTTTTTCCTAATCTTAATACTGGCGGCGCACCAGTGTCAGAAACAAGTTTTAATGTTACACCATCTTTTAACAATCAAACTTTTAATAATGGAGGCGTTGTGCAGTGTACGGTAACTGATAGCTCTGATACTCCACAATCTGTAACAATAACTTCATCACTAACTGAATTTATATACCCTGAATAATATGGCTAACTATACAGTAACAAAATTTCAAACAACAGAGAGCGTAGGTGATTCTATATTTTTTAACAATATGGTTACATCTGGAACTGTAACAATAACACCTAAGTCTAGGTATGTTGTTTCAGCTTCTGATTTTTCTATTTCAAGTTTACCAACTGGAATAGAATCTGTTGTATTTACAGATAGCACAACAGCTGGACAACCTGGTAATACTGTAGTGGCAACATTTACTTTTTCTTCAGATTTTTCAGTAACAAACAATGTTAACATAGGGCTAGATATACAAGGCGATGCTAAAGTATATAATCCAGAAACACAAGCTGTAAGTTACATTATTGACTTAATAGATCAACAATCAGATAATTTTAATGGTGCGTCTGCTGTTACTTCGTCTGAAAGTTCAACAGTTAGCACAACTGGGTCTTTAACTGACCCTGTTAGAATTTATACAATATCTGGATCTATAACAAAAAACACTTTAACTAAAATAGCTTCTTTAAATATAACTAATGATCCTGGTGGTTTTTATTTTAAAACAAAAACATACTTAACTTATATTAATTTATTACCTTCCCAATTAATATTAAAACAAACTGGCGTTACTAGAGATTCTTCTAATAAAATAACAGCTATTAATTATGATGTGCTATTAAAGCTTTCTGCTTCAATAACGTCTACTGGTATAGCTAAAATAAATTATAATGCATTAACTATACCTGAAGTAAAAAAAGAAATAATCTCTGTAGATTTTGGTAGTGATGAAGTTTCAAATCTTGGTGGTAACAAAAAAATAAGAGTTTATGGAAATGCTGGCGCTGAGTTTGATTTAGTTGTAATTAAAAATAGCGATAAGTCATCTATAATAACTGGTAACAAATCTATAGAAGTAAGCGAAGGTTATACAAAAATAATAGATGTTTTAGATGTTACAGCTGGTGGTACAGTTCAAGGGATTAATAAAAAAATAAATAATAGTTTACAAAAAGGTATTACATTTTGTGAAATTAATCAAGCTTTTCCTGCTGGAACTGACACTTATAGCATCAATATATATCCAAGAAATGGAACTACATTAGGGTCAAAAATATCAACGTCTTTTCCTAATTATACAATAAGTCAATTTGCTAATCCAACTTTAACTTTTAATGCTCAAGTTGGAACAGGTGCTGGTTATACAGTAGCAGCTACTAGAACAGATTACGTAGGTAGACCAAACAAAAAAATATCAGATTTAAAAGCGTTAACAAACTTACCTGCTCAAAATGCTGCTTATATTAGAGCACAGTTTGACTTTACGTACGTTGCCACAAGAACACATAGCAATACTTTTAAGTCAGTAGCTAATCCTGTGTGGTCCAGTACTAACGCAACAACATCTCACTGGAGTAACTCAGTAAGAACCACAAACGGTGGGACTCACGTTGAAATGTTTAATTTAAAAACAGTATATGGTGACGCGGGCGCTGGGGCTAATACTATAGCCACGATAACTGGAACAATAAGAATACTAAAGTATGGAAACGCTAGTACTACAATGATATTAGATACAGGCAAATTTTTAACATGTAATTAATTATGGCAACTATTTTAACTATAAAATTCCCAAGATCAAACTACCCTTCACTTCAAGTTGGAGATACTGCTTATTGTATCTACAGTAGTAACATTGAGCAGTCAGGTGGTTTTACAGCATCAGCAATTGACCCGGCTATTAACGAGCAAGACGTTTTAACTAAAGTAGGAACTGTTAGTCTTATAGACTATGAAACAACTTTAACAGATGGAACGTTAACTACAACTATAGCTATTAGTGTAGAAGAAAATGAAAATACTTTTGCGCAGCCTGGCTCTAGTGATTTTTTTTTATTTTCTAAAGACAACGTAGTTAACCTATCATCTTTGCTAGGGTATTTTGGCTCTGCTGTATTTAAAAACAATAGTTCAGATAAAGCTGAGCTGTACTCTGCTTCCTGTGAAGTATCAGAAAGTAGTAAATAAACATCAATAAATGTAACTATAATATAGTAAATTAATAAAAATGGCAGATAATAATTTTACAGGTGGGTATCAGTTTCACGATCCTGACTTTAATATTAATCTTGACGCAGTAAATTTAACACCTAATATGGAAGAAAATAATTTAGGAAGTACTTTAAATCAAGCAGGCGGCTTTTTAGGAGGCGTTAGTAAATTCTTAGGATCCGCTGCTGGTCCTATAGGAATAGGATTGTCTTTAGCTGGTAGTATATTCGGGGCGGTTAGTGCTAAAAGAGCTAGAGAAAGGGCTAGAAAAAAAGCTAGAAAAGCTAAGCAAAGATTAAAAGAAAGAATGGATGTTTATAAAAATCTTGATACTAGTAATCCGTATTTAAATATGGAAAATACTATGGAAGATTTAACTATAAACCAAAAGCAGGCTCAGTTTCAAGCTCAACAGTTCGCGCAAAGCCAAGCTAATATAATGGGTGAATTAAGAGGAGCAGCTGGTGGTAGTGGTGTAGCCGCGCTAGCTCAATCATTAGCGCGACAAGGTCAGATAGCAGCACAGCAATCAGCCGCTGATATAGGTAGACAAGAGGCCGCTAATCAAATGGCTGAAAGACAAATGGCTAGTAATATACAATCTATGGAAAGACAAGGTGAAGTTTACTCAAGAAGCTTAAAAAAAGAACAAGCAGAAACATTGTTAGGCATAGAGCAACAAAACTTTGCTGCTGCTAAAAACGCTCAAGCGCGGGCTGAGCAAGCTAGAATACAAGCTTTAACCGGTGGAGCCGCTAATATGTTCAACATGTTTGCTGGGTTTGGTGGTAGTGGTAGTAGTGGTAGTAGTGATAGTTAATAATAAATAAAATAAATAAACAATATGAACAAAGCTCTAGTACAAGGCGCGAGGCAAGTAGCCGAAGCTAAATACGCTGGTGATTTAGTTAAATCAGAAGGATTAACCGCTATATCTGGTTATTTATCTGATGGTTTGTCTAAAGTTTTTCAAGAAAGAAATAAAGAGTTTAATAATATAATGAACTCTACTTTAAATAGTAATCAAGGCATGTCGCCTGAAATGTATAGCAATCTATACGATAAGTTTCAAAGAATGAGAGGAGAGTTTGTTTACTTAAATAAAAAAGACAGAGCTATGATGATGTCTAAGTTAGGTGAGTTTTCTAATGGTATAGAGCAAAATGAAGATTTTAAAACTGAATTAGCCGGAGATCTTTCTGATTCAAGCGTTATAGGTGATAATCCAGTTGAAGATTTAGGAGAAGAAACTGCTACAGATTTACAAAATATAGTAACTGGTAATAGTGAACCTATAATAATTGACGGGCAGGCTGGTCACTTGATGAACGATACTGAAGGTAATCAGTACGCCGGATTAACTTTTTCTCAGGCTTTTGCTAAACATAGAAAATCACAAAAAGCTATACATGGTATGGATTACTCTAAGTGGACTAATTTTATGTGGGCTGGCAGTAAAAGTTACAAGCCTGACGGTAAAATGACAGAGTATCATCCATTTACTACAGATGATCAAGAAGCTGGTGCGCCTAAAACAGGTAATCCATATGATGGTAAAAAATGGGTTTCTAATACAGAAATAAAAGGAATAGTTGATAGTAATAAAGTTGACGTAGAAAGTCAAGACACAATGACTAGTTTATTAGAAGGTATTACAAATGAAGCTAGCAACTTAAAACCAGGTGATAATGCTGATTTTAATGTACAAAAATATACTAATCTAGTAAAAAACAATATTATAGATAAAGGAAAATTAAAATCTTTAGCTAAAGATAAAATATTTGGTGATAGATCTTTTAAACAAGATCTTAAAGAAGCCATACAAACATCGACATATCAAGAGCTAGGCATTCCAAAAGAATTAATAGAAAAGCTAGATCCAACTGATAATGGAAGAATAACTAGAAGAGATTCAAGGAGAATTACTAGAGAAATATTAAAAAACGATGATTTACTAAAAACTTATTTAACAGACTATTACGTTAAAGCATTAGAGCAAAATTTTAATTCTAATATTAGTAATGATGTTCTGAACTACGTAGCTCCGCAACAAGAAGAAGAAGAAGAAAAAGACATAGATTTACAAGGCGGTGATATCGATGATGATGGTGTTTATTCACCAACCGAAGTGGTAAAAACTAGTGGTGGTAGCTTATACCAAAACCGACCAATAGGCTTTGGAGGATCTATGAAATAAATAAATATTAATAACGGGTAACTAACGAAACAGTAATGATAGAATATATACTAAATGGCAAGGCTATAAATGTTAAGCCAGAACACGAACAATACTTTTTAAAAAATAATCCTAGTGCAACTAAAAAAACTAGTTTTCTTAAAGGCGAGGAAGGTTTAATACCAGATGAGCTAGAGTTTTGGAAAAAACCTAACCAGCCGGGAAAGTCGCAAGAGGCGGGTCAGCCTCAAACAAATCAACAAACAAATACGGATTCATCTTCGGAAGCTGGTTCTTCGGATTCAGTAGAGACATATGAATTAAACGGAAAAAAAATTAACGTAGCTGGAAAGCACAAGAACTACTTTTTAAATAATAATCCTACAGCTAAGAAATATAAAAAGACTACTGGCGAAAAAGCAAGAGATACTTTTAACAACTGGTGGAATAACACTTTTGTAGGAGCTGCTATGTTAAGAGGTGATATACAAGCTTATGATACTGGTGAAGCTGGTGACTTAATGGCAAAAGTAGGTACTGGAAATATGACAATGGGTGATGTTCAAGAGTGGGTTAAAGCAAACGAGTATAAAGCAAAAAACTATAAAGAATCGGCTAAAATGTTAGCGTTTCAAAAAAAATATTTTGAAGAGGGTGCAACATGGAGTGCTTTTTGGAAAGGATTAAAAGCAGATCCAGCTATGACAGCTGAGTTACTTATACAATCGTATAGCACAATGTATCATACTTTTAAAGACTCAGAGAAAGCTAGAAAAGAAACAGCGGTTGGTGCTATAACTGGGTTTGGCGTTGGTAGTAAATTTAAAAAAATAGGTAGATTTTATGGAGCAATGACTGGAGGTATGGGCGCCCTTGCCGCTGAAATGGAATCATCATTAGCATTTGGAGAATTTATACAAGAAGAATTAAATGAAAGAGGTTTAGATTTTACAGACAAAAATATATATAATTTATTAAACTCTAGTGAAGGACAAAAAATAAAAAATAGAGCGGTGGGTAGAGGTGCTGCTATTGGTTTAGTTGAGGCTATGGCTGGTGGTGGGGCAATGTTAGCTTCTCGTAAAGCATTACAGATTGGTGCTAAACTTAGCCCCGTTAAAAAAGGTTTTAGAAAAACAGCAACAGGCGCTGCTACTCAGTTATCAGCTGGTACTGTTGGTGTAGGAGTTGAAGCGTTAGGTGGCGGTACTGGTGAAATATTAGGTAGGATAGTAGCAGGTCAAGATATGGATCCTGCTGAAATAGGATTTGAAGCTGTAACAGGAGTAGCTGGTGCTCCATTAAGCGTTGGTACCGCAATGCTTACTAATAAAAATCCTATATACAAAGTAAATGGCGCTAGAGTTTCTTACAAACAACTTCAAGACTTTGTTGACACAGCTAGCGAAGTAGATATAGCTAGCGCTAATATACAAATAAAAAACGATCCTACTGGCATAGGAAAAAGAGTTTCTAAAATACAACAAAGAAATGTATTTCAAACACAAATAGATCCTAGAGTAAGTGGTGATGATAGAAATAAATTAGTCGATCTTGAAATGCAAAGACTAGATTTATTAAGCAAGCAAGAATCTAAAACAAATCAAAACTCTTTAAAAGATATTAACAAGCAAATAGATGAGATAACCGAAAAGTATAAAGATGTTGATATAACTTCACCAGACGTTGCTAAAAGAAGAAAAACTCGTACAGAAGTTAAGCAAAATGCTATTATAAATAGGTTAGGTAATACAATTAAATTTGCTGAAGACAATGCTAATTTAGTTGGCAAAGATTTAATAATGGCGGAGTCAGACGTTGATGCTCAAGCATATCACGACATGGCTGTTCAAGAGTATAATGAAAGAATTGACGGTGAAATACAAAAGGTACAAAAAAGTAATCTTAGTGTTAAAGAGCAAAATGAGGCTATACAAAAATTAAATAATAAAAAAATAAAAGATGCTGATGTTAAAGGAGCTGATGGTTTTGTTGTTGGCGATGTTATAATAATTAACAAAGATGTAGCATCAAGCACTGGTCAAATAAACGTTGGTGCTCACGAAATACTTCATGCCGTTGTAGCTAAGCATATGCAAAGCTTGAGCGTTGAAGAGAGAACTAAATTAATTTCTGGCTTTTTAGACGTACTAACAACTGAACAAAAAGAATATATACAAAATAAAATAGATGCTAGAAATAGAGCGTTTAACGAAGGTATAGATATAAAATCTGATGAAGAAGTATTAACTATATTTTCTGATGGTATAACAAAAGGTGATATAACTTTTAACGAAGGTGTGTTTGATAAAATTAAAAACTTTATACAAGAGCTACTTAGAAGAGTTGGTATTATAAAAGAGTTTGCTAATGGTAGGCAAGTTTATAATTTTTTAAAAGACTATCAGAAAACAGTAGATGAAGGTGGTTTGTTAAGCAAGCGAGCGCAAAGGTTGGCTGATGGTGGTGTTGATATAACTGAAACTACTTTTAGTAGAAGTATAGATACTAAAAAAATGTCTGATGCTATAGATCAACACGTACCTAAAGATATAACTACTAACGAGCAGTATTTAACTAGAGACCCTAAAACTGGATTAAGCCCTCATGATAATGTTTTAATTGAAATACTAAGTAAAAATACCCTTGATGGTTATTTAACTAACTTAATTATAGGAGATAAAAGATTAGGTGGCGTTACAGATACGAAAACATTATTAGAAGATACTAAGTTTGAGTTGTTAAGAAAAATAAGAAGTGAGTATAAGCCTACTTTAGAAGATGGTAGTTTTAGAAGTTTGTTTAGTTACATATACGGAAAAAAAGAACAAAGAGGTTTGGGCGGTATAGCGGTTAGAGCTTTAGGTAATATGAAGAAAAAATATCTTCAAAGACCAGATGCTGGCGCAGCACCAATAGATATATCAACGCCTGAAGGTAAAGTGACTAGACAGATAGCTGATACTGAAGCAGAAACTTCTTTTGATACACAAGATCTTAGCGTGCCAAAACGGGCTAAAGAAGCAAGGCAAACTAAACAACAAGAACAAAGCTTAGAAACAGAAGTAGAAGGCAAGTTAGTTAGTGAAGAACTTAAGTTTACTAAAGAAACAAACGATAAAATAAATAACGAAATAAATAAAGTTAATTACGATACTAATCAGCCTTACGAAAATGTTAAGCAAGACATGATGAGTCAAGAAAACCCTAGTGCAGATGTTAGGTCTGAGGTAAAGCCTACTGGTATTTTATTTAAATCGTTTGAGATAATAGCTAAAGATGTATTTGGTGTTGATGCTAAATCTACTATGGCTAGAAAACAAAACTTAAGTAAACAAGAAAATGAATCTGCTAGAAAAGTTATTGCTGACGGTGCTAAAAAAAATAAATCAATAAAAAAGTTTTTAGAAGATATACTACCAGATACTAATTTTAATCCTAAAAGTAAAAAGTCTTTAGGTACGTGGGCTGGATTAATACGAGCTTTATATGAACCAGTTTTAAAAGACGGTAAACAGATTAGATACAATAACATAGTAGCAAGAAAATTAAACTTAGATAAGTTTACAGAAGCAGAGATTGCTGATATGTTTGGCTTAACTCCTGACTATGAATTACTACCTTGGAAAAAAGGTTTTAAAGATGGTATGATTAAAGGCGTTGTTGTTGGGGCTGCTGGTTTGTCTATTAATCAATCAATTAGAAAAGCAGCTGACGCACCAGCTTCGCCTATTAGTATAGGTAAACCAGAGACATCGTTTAGTAGAAGCGTTGAAGAAGGTTTTTATATGGATCACAACGATTTAGCTAAACATTTTTCAAAAAAGACAGGTGTCCCTGTAGAAGTATTATTAAGCTTTACTAAATATAAAGATCAAAAAGCTACTTATAATGGAATATTTAATCCAGAGACTGGTGAAACAGTTATGGAGGCTAAGATAAGATTTACTATAAAATTTTTACAAAAATACCCGCAGTTTAGAGAACACTTAATTAACTCTGGAATAGGTGGTGTTAGTAGATCAACTTATGGAAGTGTTGAATTTATTATGAACATCATTGAATCAGCAATACCATCAAGCAAAAAAGAAATACAATTAATTAGATATAAATATCTTGTTGATAAAAAGCAGAGATCTAAAAATATAAACTTAACAAAAGAAGAGCAAGCTATAGAGAATAAAAAGCTAGACAATCTTAAAGAATACTTTATGGCTATTGAAGAGTTTATAAAAGAAACTCCAGAGGCAGCAGCATTATTTATATCATTTTATCAAGATGGTGGGGCCGCTGGTATGGGTAGCACCGTTAGAGTTTCGTTTCCTTACAGAATATATACTATCGATCAAAGAACACGTAAACCTAACTTCACTGATCCTATGAGAGAAGAGCACAATCATCCAGCTAATCAAATACATTCAGCTCTTTTGTTTGCTGCTATGGAAGGAAATGTTAATGAAACTTTTGATGGAACAAGAGCTTCTGTTATGCAAGGAGCTATTACGTTAGATGCTGATAACTTAGTTAACAAGGGCGCTAAAAATATATATGGTGAAAAATTAAATTTAACTAGTGCTGCTCCTGAAGTTTGGTTTAAAAAAATACTACCTAGAATACTTAGTGGAGAATTAAAGTTAGCAGATGGTATGGGTGCGGTTGTTAGATTAGCTATACAAGGTGTTAATTTAAACGAGCTAATGATAGTTGGAGAAAACCAAACTATAGCAGAATACTTTGGAGTTGGATTAGATATTAAAAACCTAACAGACACTCAAATAGAATCTTTAATACCAATTCAAAATGACTTGATAATAAAGCAAATGACTGGTGAGGTAACTAAGCAAGATGCTACAAATGATATAAAAAAGTTATCTAAGATTAAAAATAAATCTACACTTCAGCAAATAAAAAATAGTAGAAACATAGTAAAAGCTTTTGATAATAGAAGTAAGTTTAGTAGATCTGAAAAAGAAGTTGGTATGTCTATATTTGACTTTGATGACACTTTAGGTTTTACTAAGTCCGGAGTTAGAGCTACTATACCTAATCCTGATAACACGCCTAAGCCAAAACGTAAAGTTATATTTTTAGCAGGTGGTGCTGGTAGTGGTAAAGGTAATGTTATTAGACAACTTGGTTTAGAACGTATGGGCTTTAAAATAGTTAACTCTGATATATCATTAGAGTGGTTAAAGAAAAACTCTGGTTTACCTGCTGATATGCGAGACTTAACTAAACAACAAAGAAGCACGCTTGGAAAGCTTGGTGCTCAAGCTAGAAAAATAGCTAGAGGCAAAATGATGAAATACCAAGGTAATGCTAATGGTGTAGTTGTTGATGGTACTGGAGGTAGTGTTAAATCAATGCAGAAGCTCGTAGATGAGTTTAAATCTAAAGGGTATGATGTTAGTATGCTGTTTGTAGATACTTCATTAGATGTAGCCTTACAGCGTAATAGAGCTAGACAGGAGCGTTCGTTATTAGACATTATAGTAAAGCGTAATCATGAAGCCGTACAGAATAATAAGTCTACGTTTCAAAGTATGTTTGGCAATAGATTTATGGAGGTCAATACTGACAAATTAACTATGACTAGCCCTATGCCTAGTAAGCTAGTAAATCAAATGCAAGACTTTGTTAATAGCTACGAAAAGGTTAGACTTGATGCGGCAGAGTTTGCAGAGCAAGGCGATACTATACTAGAGCAAGGAGGAACATTTGACTTTTCTGAATTTAATGATGTTGTTGATGGTACGCCAGGGCCTTTACTTGATAAAGCTAGGCAAAGAATAGATAAGTTTGGAAACAAAGATGTATTTGTTTTAACAGCTAGGCCTTCAGCGTCTGAGCAAGCTATACAACAGTTTTTAAAATCTCAAGGCGTTAATATACCAGTAGAAAATATAACTGGTTTAGGTAACAGTACTGGAGAAGCTAAAGCTTCTTGGGTTTTAGAAAAGTTTGCAGAAGGGTATAACAATATATATTTTGCTGACGACGCTATACAGAATGTTGATGCTGTTAAAAAGGTGTTAGATCAACTAGATGTTAAGTCAGATGTTGTTCAAGCTAAAACTAAATTTAGTAGATCAGCTAGTGATCAATTTAACGCTATAATAGAAGAATCACAAGGCACGAGTAGATCAAGAACTTTCTCTTATCAAGAAGCTAAAAAGATGGGTAGAAACAAAGGTTGGTTTAGAATATTTGTACCACCATCAGCTGAAGATTTTAAAGGTTTATTATATAGATTTTTAGGTACAGGTAAACAAGGTGATAGGCATATGGAGTTTTTTAAAGCAAATTTACTAGATCCGTTTGCTAAAGGTATAAGAGCTTGGAATATATATAAACAAGAGATGGTTAATGAATACAAGACTTTAAAAAAATCTCTTCCTGAAGTAACTAAATCTTTAACTAAAAAAGTAAGAGGAACTGGATTTACTGTTGATGATGCTATAAGAGTTTTCTTATGGGATAGAGCTGGTATAGAAGTTCCTGGTTTAGATTTACAAACAAAAAACAAGTTAATTGATTACGTTAATAAAAACACTGAAGTAAAAGTATTTGCTTATAATTTAAGCAATATATCTAAAGTAAAAGAAGGCTACGTCGCACCAGATACTAACTGGTCTTTAGGTAGTATATCAACTGATTTAAATAATGCTGTTAATAAAATAGGTAGAAAGCAATTTTTACAAGAATACTTAGATAATGTTCAAGCTATATTTACTCCTGAAAACATGAATAAAATAGAAGCTCTATATGGTACTAACTTTAGAGATGCGTTAGAAAATATATTATATCGTATGGAAAACGGTGGTAACAGAAGAGTTTCTACTGACAAGAACGTTAACCGTATGTACACATGGATTAATGGTTCTATTGGTGCTATAATGTTTTTTAATATGCGATCTGCTTTACTGCAAACTATATCTTCAGTTAACTTTATAAATTGGAATGATAATAACATATTTAAAGCAGCGGCCGCATTTGCTAATCAACCGCAGTTTTGGAAAGACTTTGCAATGTTATTTAATTCTCCACAATTAAAACAACGTAGAGCTGGAATACAAATAGACGTTTCAGCATCAGAGTTATCAAGAGCTTTTGCTGATGGCAAAGGTACACCTCAAACTCTTATAAGTTATTTATTAGAAAAAGGTTTTACACCTACGCAAATTGCTGATAGCACAGCTATTGCTTTTGGTGGCGCTTCGTTTTTTAGAAACAGGTTTAAAACTTATTTAAAACAAGGATTATCAGAACGGCAAGCTAAAGAAAAAGCAATGTTAGATTTTCAAGAAATAGCAGAAGAAACACAGCAATCATCAAGAGAAGACTTAATATCAATGCAGCAAGCTGGTCCTTTAGGTAGGTTAATATTAGCGTTTCAAAACGTTACAATGCAGTATACACGTTTAACTAAGAAGGCTTTGGCTGACTTGTATTACGGGAGAGGTGATATTAAAACTAATATATCTAAAATAGTATACTACGGGGTTGCTCAAAATATTATATTTGCATCGCTGCAATCTGCTTTAGCTATGATAATGTGGGGTGATGATGAAGAAGAAATAGAAAATAGAACAACAAGAACTTTAAATAGTGCATTAGATTCTTTCTTACGTGGTACTGGTATATACGGAGCTATAATATCTACTATAAAAAATACTATAATACAAGCTGAAAAACAAAAGAAAAAAGGCTGGGGTAGAGAAGATGGTAGAACATTATTAGAAATAGTAAACCTGTCCCCACCTCTAGGTAGTAAATTAAGAAAAATATACAACGCTATAAAGACAGAGCAGTATAATAAAGGTGTTAGCGAAGAGTTAGGGCTAAGAATAGAAAATCCTACTATATATAAATGGGCCAGTATAATTGAAGCTTTAACAAACATACCAACACAACGGCTTGTTAAAAAAGCTAATAACTTAGAAGAAGCCATAACTGGTAATCATGAAATGTGGCAAAGAATAATGTTAGGTTTAGGTTGGAGCAAGTGGGACATTGATGTAAAAGATGAAGAGCTAGAGGCTGCTAAAAAAAGAGCTAAAAGCAAAAGAAATAAAAACAAACAAAAAGATTCTAAAAAAGAAAAAGTAAAAAGAGTTAGATGTGTTGCTATTAAAAAAAGCGGTGGTAGATGCAAAAACCAAACAAAGAACAAAAGCAAAAAATGTTATGCGCACCAATAAACGTGTAATAATATTAGAGTAATTAAAAATTAAAAATATGGTAAATTGGATAAATTCCTGGAGAGCAGGTAATAAAAAAGAAATATACGAATTAACATTTAGATTAGGAACTTGGACTATATTTGAAGTTATGTTTTGCCCTTGTGTAAAGTGTAATAACGATAAAACTTGTTCTAAATTTAGATTCATGATTTTAAACTTTGGTTTTGAAATATAACAATGAAGTTTATAGGTCAACATATATTTGATTATATAGCTAGGTTTCGTAACGACGTATTCCTAGAAGATATCTCCACTGGCACAATAGCTAGTGGAGGTAACCTTGGCCTAGACGCGAATAATAAAATAGTAAAAGCAGATACTGAAGCAGGTGAGTTATCTTTTAATGGTAGTACTGCTAATGGCGTTTTAACTTACGGTAACGCTACTACTATAGATGTTGAGTCTACATTTACGTATGATTCGGCGACTAGTCTTGTTAATATAATTAACTCAGCCCCACCACAGGTAAATCTTGACTTCAGTGGAAGTGGAGTTCAGGGACCAAAATTACTTTTTAATATGAGTCAAGCTAGTGGCTCAGATAATGATATTTTAGGCACTATTGTTTGGAAAGGAAAAAATGATAGTGGTAGTGGGTCATTAACGACTTTCGCTAATCTTGATGGTAGAATAGAAGACGCTAGCGCTGGTGACGAGGCTGGTGAATTAAAATTAACAGTACTAACTAATAGTACTGAAAATAGACAAGCACTTACAGCAACAGGTTTAGGTACTAGTAGTAGAGTTGATGTTAGCTTGGGTCACGGCGCGACTTCAACAACAACAACTGCTGGATCGCTTGAAGCTAATGGAA